GTAACAGACTTTTTTAACAAAGATTATTACCAAATAAAATGAAAGAACCAAAAGACAAAAGAACAAAGGCATACAAAGAATGGAAAAATAACTTTGATGCAGAGAACAAAAACAAGTCTAAAGGACTTGGAGATACTATCGAAAAGATCACTGAAGCTACAGGAATTAAAAAAGCGGTTAAGTTTTTAGCCGGTGAAGATTGTGGATGTGACGAAAGAAAGAAACTATTAAATGATATGTTTAGATATAATAAGCCTTTATGTTTAAACGAAGAAGAGTATAATTTCTTAACTGATGTGTTTACAACTAAAGGAAGTGTAATCTCTTCTAGTAGAGTTGTTAGGTGTATTAACATATTTAATAGAATATTTGATGCTAAACAAAAAGCAACGAGTTGTAGCTCGTGCTTTGTTACTAATGTATACAGTCCACTTAAAAAGGTTTATGAAGCCTATAAATAAAGAAGAGGATTTATTTAATTATTTAAAACTACAAGTTTATCCAGACTTAGTAAAAGCAAGAGGTAAACTATCTAGATGGGATTGTTATTCTGTAGACAAGGCTCATAGAATAGAATTAAAATGCAGGAAGACTCATTACGATACTTTACTTATTGAGAAAAAGAAATTTGATGCAATGCTTGATGTTTGTAATAGACATTTAGATATTCCTTACTATATTTGCAGTACACCAAAAGGTATATATTCTTTTAATTTGTTTGATGTATCACCTAAATGGGAAGTTAATTATAAAAATCCTGCTACTACTCAATTTAACAATAGAGGTAGGATTGCAAAAGAAGTTGCTTATTTAAACATAAATGATGCCAAATGGATACAATAAAATTACTTGACGGATCAGAATGGAATATTAAAGACATCTTGAAAAAGATGGAAGACAATAATTTCTATTATGGATTCTTAGGAAAGAATACTCTTTCTTCTTCTGTAGCTAAGAAGCTTATGGTAAGTGCAGATGATTATATACAGGACATAAATAATCCTAAGAACTCAGACATCAAACCGTTTAGAGATGGTAGATTAATTCACGTTTCAATATTAGAAAGTGATAAGCTAAATGATTACTATAATTTTGTTGATGTTGCTTCTAGAAGAAATAAAGAATTTAAATTAGCTAAAGAAAACTCAGAAGGTAAAGAAGTTATGTTAGAGAAAGAAAGGATCTGGGCCGATGGTTTAAAAGAAGTTGTATTAAAAGATCCTGAAGTAAAAGAATATATAACAAACGGAGAATGTGAGAAGTCTGGAATAGGATATGTAATGGGCTTGCCTTTCAGAGGCAAAGCCGATTGTTTATATGAAGATAAAATAATTGATCTAAAAACCACTTCAGATATTGATAATTGGGAATATAATAGTTACTTTTACGGTTATGATATACAAAGTTATATTTATACTCAGTTGTTTAATAAGGATGAGTTTGTCTTTGTTATCATAGATAAAAGAAATAATAAATTAAAAATACATAAAGCTACAGATGATTTTATCAGTTCAGGAAAGAGAAAACTTAGAAGAGCAGTTCAGAATTATATCGGACACTTTGGTTTTTAATAATGAAGTAAGTGCGTTGTATTTTAATCTAACCGCAGATGACTTTTTAGCCGGAGCATCTTTAAGGCAACTAAGATCTAGTTTAAAGTTTTATGAAGAGCTAGAGTTATATGACGAATGCCACGGAATATTTATGGCTATTAAATATTACAAAATAATAACAAAAACATTTAATCAAGAACATTATGAACATTAAAGAAGTAAGGAAATTTGTAGAAGACAAAACTCAATTAGATATAAGTAAGAAATCAAGAAGAAGGAACTATGTATACGCAAGAGCTATATTCTTTTATCTAGCTAGAAAGTATGCCGGATCTACTTATTATGTTATGGCCGCAGAAGTTAATTGTAATCACGCAAGTGTAATCTATTCTCTAAGACATACTGTTCCAGTAATATTTAGAGAAGAACCTAAGCTGAAAAAAATGCGTGATCACTTTGTTTCTTTATTTACAGAAGAGATAATATCAGACACTAAAACCAAGGAAGATGTAATTTCTGAAAACATAGATCTTAAAATAAGATTGTCTAGATATGAAGATGCTGCTAAAAAAGATAGTAAAAGTAAAGTTGTTCAGAATACAATAGACTCTAGGTTTGCTAAATTAATAGAGCAAACTCCTGAGGATAAGATAGACAGCCTGTATATTAAAATGGATGCTATAGTTAAAATGTTAAATACTAAATGGAAAGACAAGGTAGAGGTTTATTCAAGCTATGAAACGGTTAATGGTTATTAGTGGCTAAGAAAAGAAAAGTAAAACCAAGGATTAGATATGATCTTAAAATCATATCTTGGTGTATGAACAATGGATATAAATTGTATCCTGTTCCTGAAGGTAATAACTTTAGAATAGTATTAGAATACAAAGGATCTAAAAAGAAATCTGAATTGGTTTATAATAAAAAGAAATGGAGCGAGAGAATATGGGAAGTCTATGGATTAATATATGATAATAAATGCCTAGAAAAAAAGTAGAGAGAAAATATATGAAGAAGACCGATGGACGAAAGAACAACGGTCAGAAACGTGGAGACGCTGTTGTCAGGAGAACTATGGCTACTCCTGCCAATATCAATAAAGCAAAGAAGAATAGATCTAAAATGCTCGCTACAGGCGCTATTAAAGAGGTTTATGGATCTGAAGAAGCTTTCTGGGTTATGGTAGCAGAGAATGCTAAAGAATCTCAGTTTGATAGAAAAATGATATTAGAATATATTTATGGTAAAGCTAGAGACAATGTAGATGCTTCTTCTGCTAATGATAAAGTAGATATATCTATTATGAACTTCTTCCAAGGTACACCAAAGATACAAGAGAATACAATTGATATAGAATCAGAAGATGAAGACACCGAAGCTTAATCATAAATACCAGGCTTTTGGTAATGACTCTAGATACTTTATAGTAACAGGAGGAAGAGGATCTGGTAAATCATTTGCCGCTAACGTGTTCTTATTACTGTTAACTTATGAAAGGGGACACAAGATTCTATTTACTAGATATACAATGGTATCAGCAGCTTCATCTATTATTCCAGAATTTATAGAGAAGTTAGAAATTATGGGTGTGGTCGAGGACTTTAGAATAACTAAAGACGAGATCACAAACATCAAGACAGGATCCAGTATTTTATTTAAAGGAATAAGAACAGCTTCAGGTAATCAAACAGCAGCTCTAAAATCATTAAACGGTATTACTACATTTGTTTTAGACGAAGCAGAAGAGTTAACAAATGAAGATGACTTTGATAAGATTGATCAGTCTGTTAGGGTTAAGAACAAACAGAACAGATGCGTTCTTATATTAAATCCTACTACAAAAGAACATTGGATTTATAATAGATTCTATGAGAATAGAGATATACCGGACGGACATAATGGTTTAAAAAATAGTATAACCTACATCCATACAACTTATAAAGATAATGTAGACAACCTATCTATCTCTTTCTTAAATCAAATACAAGACATAAGAAGAAGAAGACCAGAGAAATATACTCATCAGATCCTCGGGGGCTGGTTAGAGAAACAGGAGGGGGTTATCTTTAGAAATTGGAGAATAGGAGAATTTAACGAGAACTATGATATATACTATGGACAAGATTTTGGATTCTCTATAGATCCAACAGTACTAACTAAACTTAGTATAGATAGAAGAGGAAGAAGAATATACTGTAAAGTAATGTATTGTAAGCCTGGACTTTCCACAACTCAGATAGCAGACTTTAATATAAGATATGCAGGGCCACATCTAATTATTTGTGACTCAGCTGAACCTAGACTTATAAATGAAGTTAAACTTAAAGGAGTTAACATTAGACCTACCATAAAAAGAAAAGGATCTATCTTATCAGGTATTGCTCTTCTACAGGACTTTGATTTGATTATAGATCCTGATTCAACAGAATTAGTTAAGGAATTAAATAATTATGTTTGGGCCACTAAAGGCCAAACAAAACCAGTTGATCGTTGGAATCACTGTCTTGATTCAATCCGCTACGCAGCTCAATACGCTTTAGAAGGATTCTCTAAAGGAAGTTACTCAATTCGTTAAACGCAGTAGGGTTAGACTCTTAAACGCAGTAGGGTTAAGATCTTATTTAACTTCGTTACCTTTGGGATCAATAACCTTGTAGTTGTT